TCGAATTGGAACTGGCCCCAATCTTGCAGTCCAAGCAAGAATTCCTTGGCGGTAGAGGCAAGGTCGGTAGCATCCAGCTCGGAGGCTTGGCCGTCAAAGCCAGTGAACGACACAAGGTTCGCAATGTTTGTCCACGTAACGGGCGTGGCATTGCCAGCGGCTGTAATCGTTTTGCCGGTTGTATCGACGTTCACGGCAAAGGTATTGGCTGTTTTGTTTGTCACAACCACGGTTTGGCCGTTAAGCAAGGCTGCGTCTGTGCCGGTTACGCCGGACAGCGTGAGCACGTCGCCATTCATAAAGCCATGGGCTGTAGCGGTAATGATTGTAGGATTGCCGACAGCGACGCCGGTAATGGTTTTGGCTGCGCCGGTTGCGCCGGAGATTTCCAGAGTGCAGCCCTGTGCGCTAATTGCAGTAGTAGTCATGTTTACGCCTCACAAAGAAAAACCCGCACAGTGGCGGGCATATAAAAATGCCGAAGATCGGCGTGTTATGGGTAGTACCAGATACTAAAATCGAGCCGAGACCCGTACAGTTTCGTCTCATCTTCATATTCACTAACAGGCTGGCCGATAGGAACGGCTTTAATCGGATCGCCCTCCATCGTCGCCTTAACGCTTGCCATCAAGGCTGTAGCTGCCGACCTGGAATCGGCCCATACGTTGATCTGCATACGGGCGTTAGCGATGCCAGAGCCACCGTTTAAAGTGTGCTCAGCCTGTCCGCCAACGGCTTGATAGGTGATATAGGGCTTAACAACAGCCAAAGGCGCAATATCGGCATAGCAGCGAAACTTGCCATCGCCCACCGCGACAAGGCCCTTGAGAGCCGTATAGACGATCAATTCAGCGGAGTTAGCCATGCGCCCACACCTGCGGACAATATTTAGTGCGGAATGCCATATAATCAGCGCGCGCTTTCTCTACGGTTTCTCTTACTGACCCCAAAAAAGCCACGCCACCAACCCTCAGTTGGGCCCTATAGCCGTTACCGTGTGCGGTTCCTGCAATAGACCGGCTTTTATTTCGTCTACGCAAACGCCCAATTGACGCGTCGTATTCAAACGCCTCAATGAGTCTGGCATGGGTAATTTTGTATTGATTACGCTTCATCATGATCACCCTTGATTCCCGCCCTGCTCACAGACCAAATCCGTAAACACACGCCCCGACGCATCCGGCAGCACCGCACGAATGTCGTAAATCACAGCGCCATATTTGACGCGCATGCCCGCCGTAATGTCGGCGCGATAGCGGATACGGATGCTGGCCTGCACAATTGACACGTCCATGTCTGACTTGACCGTTTCCAGGCCGGATTTGTGCTTGATATCGGCCCATACGGTAGCCACATCAACCCATACGCCCGGAATGGGCTCGCCTAGTTCGTCGACGCCAGTGCCTAGCTTCTGGATGGTGATCTGGCGGCTTAACTTTCCGGCTTGCATCTATGCCCCTGTATGTTCGCGGAACAAGTCCAGCAAGCGAGTAGAGCCGTGCGGCAGTTCCGTTACAGACGCGCCAATAACAACGTCCTCACGATTCGCGTACAGGTGTCCAAAGATAAGGAGCATGGCTGCGCGTACCGCGTCGTTTATCACCATCGGGCAATCGCCGGCGGTGCCATCAAGCACGGCGGCGTCTAGCGCCTCTTGGCTCTCGTACACTTGACGGTTAAGGTACTGAATAGCAGCCAACTCGGAGGCGGCGATAAGAACAGCCAAAAGCGCGTCCTCGTCTATGCCGTCGATGCGCTGCTGAACCTTCGCCAGATCAAGCGTTATAAATGTCATTTGGCTTTAGCCTTCGGCTTCACTTCTTTGATTTCTTCGATGGCGCCCATTTCGGCAGCCGCGTCCAATAGCTCGGGCGGGCATTCGTCGCCAGCCTGGTATTGCACCGGGTAGACTTGCCCGTTCGGGACGCCTAAAAATGCTTTAGTCAGCTTCATTTCATCAGCCCAATAGAGAAGGCCCGCCGTGTTATGGGCGGGCCTCTTGGTTGCTTACTGATTAGGTTGCCGAGATCTTCATCAGCTTGATTGCCTGCGTGTTACGCAAGATCCCGCCAACGCGCTTGCGCACGTAGAACTTGACGAAACCGGGAGTGGTGATTTCGTCGCGGGTGATACGCATGCCAACACGGTCAGCGATCAGATAGCCTTCCTTGAAGTCGCCAAACGCCAGAGGGAAGGCGTTAGCGGCAACTGCCGGCATATCTTCGGCTTCGGTAATGCCGTAGCCCAAGAACGTCGCAGGCTGTCCGGCGGTCAAGGCGGGCTGCCAGAGGTATTGGCCCGAGGAAGCGTCCTTGTACTTGCGCAGTGCAGCCAACACCAGCTTGGAAGTAACCCACTGAGCGTTATTGCGATAACGCGCACGCAGCGAGTACACCAAATCAAGGAAAGCATCGGCACTAGTTGGCAACGCAGCGGCTTGGCCGGAAGCCAAGTATTGCAGCGTGCCGAAGGCGCGGGTGCTGTCAGCGGTCACGACCGGAGTGGGGCCAGCCAGGAAGCCCGTGGGTTTCTTGGAGCCGTTACCTGAGATGAACGCTATGCCTTCGCCTTGAGCCTGCGCTTCGGCAGCCGAATTGATAAGCCAGTCTTCGACATTGAAGAACAGGTCATCAAGGGACTCTTCCGAAGCCTGGGGCTTGGCAGATGCCATGCCGAACGTAGGCGCAACTTCGGCCAGATCGGGCGTGTTGGTTTGGGCGCGACTGTCAGTTTCGCCCACCCACTCAAAGCCGGCGCCGTTTACGTCGAACAGTTCCTTGTAATCGGTGCTGCCGACAGTGCGAACGGTTGCCAGTTGGCGAATCGGAGAAATATCGACCGACAGGCGGGCGATTTGACGCTCGATGACTTCAGGCAGCGCGAACCCGCCAGCGGAGCCGGTCGAAGTTACGGTTTGCGTCGAGCGAGTTTCCCGGCTTTCGGCTGCGGCCTTGGCTTCAAGTGCTTTTTGAGCGTGGGCGGCCCGCTGTTGGCGGTCGTGATCGGCAGGAGCGCGGACCCAATCAATAAAGGCGTTGCGGTACTCAGCAGCCTCTTTCGATTCGCCCTCTTGGCGGCCACCTTCGGCAAAGCCGGGGCGGGCCAGCTTGGTTTCTACCTTTTCAAGTCGGCTCTTGGCCTCGTTGATGGCCTCGATGTGCTGGTCCATCTTCGCCAGCTTTTCATCGAACTCAGCAGTAGAATTGCCGGCCTTGATGGCGTCAAGACGCGCATCGTTGGTTTTCTTGTACTCGTCAAAGGCCGTAGCGATCTTGTCGAGTGAGTCAGCGACCGACTTAATGCTCGGATCTTCGCGTTTCTCGTATGTGCCGATAACCGCCATCTTTGAATGAAGCGCGGCCATGTGCAATGCCATTGCGGCAAGGATTGATTTTTGCATGATGGTTCCTATCAGGATGTGAGGGAATTAAGCAGCCGATTAGCTGCCTTCATTGCCACGGCGGTCGAATCAACGGAATCTCTCCGCACTTCTCCCATCCGCATGACGCGAGACACAAAAGCGGTCGCGTCTGACTTACTAAATCCGGCATCACGCAGGATCTTTTCAGCGTCTTTTGGTGCCGATATCTCGTCGGCTGATTTGATGTTGGTTACGCGGGCCTTCTCGTTGGCCGGGAATGTCACAAGGGACACTTCCCAAAGGTCAATCTCCGTCAAGGTCCGCACCTCGGTTTCTCGGTCATAAGCCCATTGCTTCGACATGAAACCAATAGACAGGCCGTTTAACGCGCCCATCTTGAGCAGTGCGTGGGCCTCTTTGCCCTTGGTTGTATCCAGAGCTAACTTGCCCTTAATGAGCAGCCCCTTGCTGTCCTCTGACATTTCCGTCCAGATGCCGATAGGCTGGCCCGAATCGTGCTGCCAAAGCATGGCCGGCATGGTGCCTTCGGCCTTGTGCGCTTTCAACGAATCGGCGAACGCGCCCTTGGCAATAACGTCGTCGTAGTTGTCGCGCACGCCGAAAACGGAGCCATAGCCTTCAATGCTTCCATCGTCGCCCGTAGCCTTGATTTGCAGGGCATACGAACGGACTTCCCGCCCGACTGCCGCCTCTTTACGCTCTATCTGTTTGTTTTTCATGGGTTCCTTCCGGGCAACAAAAACCCGCTCGAGGCGGGCTGTTGTGGGGTAGTGATTGTCATGGCGCATCGTCATCGGTAGGCGTGCCGCCTTGCGTCATATTCAGGGGTGTCAAG